AAAACCTGATGCAGGAATTTGGAAAATATTTACAGGTAATTACAATTTACAATGCGTGGGAACAACAGCATCGTCTACCTCAGGTGATATATCTCAAAACCAACAAAGTATTTCATTTGATATTGTGGATATTATTGATGGATGTGATGCTGGTAATTATACAGTCAAAGTAGAAGGAGTAGCTCAAGCGTATCTTCAGAACGGTAGTGCCGATAGTACTAGAGATCAACAACGTACAACATATGTTGTTCAAGGGATAATTTAGCAATAGCAATATATTTATAAATAAAAATAACATGGATATTAAAACAGCCTTAAACAATTACCTTGGAAAATCTAGTAGATATTCTGAGTTAGATAACGGTGACGGATCAAAAGAGGTTTGTGACTTAGATACAGGTGACTGTTATACAGTACGTATGAAAGACGGTCTTATTGAAAGAGTAGAAAATACTATGACAATAAATAAAAAAGTTAAAGTTGAAACTCGTCAAGGATTTAAACAATTATTAAATGGATAACAAAATGAATTTAGATAAAAAAATAATTGCAGAGATTGCAAAGTTCAATAAAGTGAACAAATATATTATGGAACAAGATGCTGCTGCTTTACCGGCGCCTGTTGAAGATCCTGCAGCTTTACCTGATGCACCTGCACCACCTGAAGACCCTGCGGCAACACCGGCTACGGATGCTCCCGCAGAAAAAATAGATGTTGCAACAGATCCTGATGTTGAGAAAATCGACGATAAAGGAGATAGTGAAGAAGGAGATGGAACGGAAGAACTTGATATTACAGACTTAGTTAAGTCACAAAGTAATATTGAAACTAAACAAGATGATTATTTTGAAAATCTTTTTGGACAACTTTCTAATTTAGAATCTAAGTTATCTGAAATGGATAGTATTATGTCTAGATTAAATTCGATAGAATCTAAAATTGAAAAATATAGAACTAAAAGTCCTGAAGAAAGGTTAGAACTGAGAAGTTATGATTCTTACCCATTCAACCAAAAACTTTCAGACTTCTTTGAAGATAAAGAAAAAGAAATGGAATTAACAGGTAAAAAAGAATATATTTTAACACCCGACGAAGTAACTGATATTAATGCTAGTGAAATTAAAGGAACATTCCAACCTTCAAAAACTGATGATAATCAAAACTACGGTAGTAGATAATTAAGAAAAAAATAATTTAATTTAAGGGATTACAATAGTAGTCCCTTTTTTTATTTGACAGATGAACAATGTTTGATTATATTTATTGTATAATAATTTATAAAACTTAAATCAAAAAACATGAGTTCATTAGACGCCGTATTGGCACAGTATGAAAAATCGAAGCAAGCTTCAGGGGGTTCCCAATCTAAAATGTCTCAAGATGAAAGAATGAAGAAATACTTCGCTCTTATCTTAGAAGACAAAGAAAAAACAGGATCAAGAAAGATCAGAATTTTACCAACACCAGATGGTTCATCACCATTTAAAGAGGCGTGGTACCACGAAATTCAAGTTGGTGGAAAATGGCAAAAATTCTACGATCCAGGAAAAAATGACAACGAACGTTCACCTTTAAATGAGGTTTATGAAGAGTTGATTTCTACAGGAAAAGATTCAGATAAAGAATTAGCAAAACAATACAGATCACGTAAATTCTATATTGTTAAATTAATTGATAGAGACCGTGAAGAAGATGGTCCAAAGTTTTGGAGATTCAAACACAATTACAAGAATGAAGGTATTTTAGATAAAATCATTCCTATTTGGAGAAACAAGGGTGATATTACCGATCCTGAAAAAGGTCGTGATTTGATCATTGAGTTATCAAAGTCTAAAACAGGTAACGGTAAGGATTATACAACAGTACAAACTATTATGTATGACGATCCAACACCTGTCCACGATGAAGCAGATCAAGCTAAGGCTTGGGTTAATGATGAGTTAACTTGGTTAGATGTTTATTCTAAGAAACCTGTTGAGTATCTTGAAGCAATTGCAAGAGGTGAGGTTCCACGTTGGGATAGCGATAAAGGTGGTTACGTTTATGGTAACGACGAAGAATCTACTACATCAATCGGAGGATCAAAAGAACTTTTTGTTGACACACAGGCTGACCAAGAACCAGATGGTGATTTACCATTTTAATTTATAACGGGTGGGAATAAACTCCCACCCTTAATTTTTTATATGACATTTAAAGAAGAAATCGAATTACAACTAAGAGACAATAGAATATTGTCTTATGAGTTATTGAGTGAATTAGAAAATAAGAATTACTTTTCAGGTAGAGGTAAACAAATTGGTGATACAATTTTATTCGGAATGTTGAAAGGTGAGACTGAGGACGGAGAAACAAATTTTAGTTTAGTAACATTCCACAAAGAAGAGATTGGTGTGCTATATGAAGGAGATGATTCATTCTACACTACAACAAAAGAAAGTAGATTACCAAACATTAAAAAAATAGAAAATGGCGGGAATTAAGAAAAAAGAAAGTGGAGGATTTAAAGATAAGTTCTCAACAAAAACAAAATATAAAGATACCAACTACTACTTTTGTGGTGAGGCTTTCTTAAGTGCTAGTGGATTACCAGGCCCTGTTATGGGAGGTATCAATATGTTCTTGGGACATAGTAATAGTTCCAAAACAACTGCCATGATATTGGCTGCGGCTGATGCTCAAAAGAAAGGACACTTACCTGTCTTTATCATTACTGAAAAGAAATGGAGTTGGGAACATGCTGTTGAATTAGGTTTAGATGCCAAGAAGAACTCTGACGGTGAGTGGGATGGTGACTTCATCTTCAATGATGGATTTGATTATATTGAACAAGTTACCGACTTCATCAACGAAGTATTGGACGCTCAAGAGAAAGGTGAGATTCAACAATCAATCTTATTCCTTTGGGATTCAGTAGGTTCAATTCCTTGTAAGATGACTTTTGATGGTAAGGGTGGTAAACAACATAACGCAGCAACACTTGCCGACAAGATTGGTATGGGAGTTCACTCAAGAATTTCTAAATCAAAGAAAGAAGATTATGCTTACTACAATACTTTGGTGGTTGTAAATCAACCATGGGTAGCTCTTCCTGACAATCCATTTGGACAACCGACGATTAAGGCAAAAGGTGGTGAGGCTCTATGGTTAGCATCTTCTTTAGTATTCTTGTTCGGTAACCAAGCAAGTGCTGGTATTAACCACATCACAGCAACTAAGAATAGTAGAACTGTAAGATATGCAATCAGAACTAAGATTTCGATATTGAAGAACCACGTAAATGGTTTAGGGTATAATGATGGTAAATTAATTGCAGTACCTCAAGGATATATTGAAGATACTAAAGAAGCTTTGGAGGCCTATAAGAAAGAGTATTCCCAATATTGGAATGGTATCTTATCAGGGACTGGTGAGATTACTTTGGAAGAAACAACAGATGATATCAGCGAGTAAAATATTTGTTAACATTTAAATAAACTATGTGTCTAAAACTTTATTGGTAGATGGTGATAACCTTTTTAAGATTGGCTTTCACGGCGTTAAAGAACTTTATAATGATGGGTCTCACATTGGGGGCGTTTATCATTTTATTAATACTATTCGCCGATTCTTGGATGAAGGACAATTAGATAAAGTAGTTGTTTTTTGGGATGGAAATTCAAATTCATCTGTCAGAAAAGAAATTTATCCGCAATATAAAGCGAACAGAAGACAAGATATGAATGATGATAAGTACATCTCATATCTACAACAAAAATCTCGAGTTAAGGATTACCTTGAAGAAGTTTTTGTGAGACAAGTTGAAATGAATAATAATGAGGCTGATGACTTAATTGCATACTATTGCAAGTTAGCAACAAACGAGGAAATTACTATATTCTCAGCTGACAAAGATCTAACCCAATTAATATCCCCCAATGTATCGATATATTCACCGATACATAAATCAATCTATAAGTTTGGGGATAAGATTAAATTTAAAGATATTGAAGTCCCGCACCAAAATGTGCTTCTCTGTAAAGTATTCATGGGAGATAAGTCAGATAATATTGATGGAATACAATCACTTGGTGAAAAAACATTTGTAAAATTCTTTCCTATTGTGCAGGAAAAATCCTGCACTATCGAGGAAATAATGGATAATGCCCGAAATATCCCGCAAGAAAAACCTATAAAAGTATTAACAAATATTTTGACTGGTAAAACAAAAAGCGGTATACTTGGAGAACAATACTACCAAATAAACCAAACGATAGTAGACCTTAGTAAACCACTCATAACTGATGAAGGAAAAGAGTTGGTTGAAACTATCTACCGTGAAACTTTGGATCCCACAGACCGAGGTTATAAGAACTTAATGAAGTACATGATGGAGGATGGGTTATTCAAGTACTTACCTAAGAATGATGAAGCTTGGGTAAATTTTTTGAAACCGTTTATGAAACTTACAAGAAAAGAAAAAAGAAAAATTAAAAACTAAACCAAATGAGAGATCAAGATCAAGTAAAGATGGAATTTTTGTTAACACTCAATGAAAACATTGTTGTTCAAAGATTCTTCAACGTCAGAGGATATAATCCTAAGGCGAGAGTATCTACGGATTTGTATGAGTACATGTATGATGTTAAAGAGATACTCCACAATTACCTAAGGATGAAAACTGTTGTTTACATGTTAGACAACAAAGATGCAATTGCGTATGATGCAAATGTAATGAACACGTCATTTACTGACGGACCTGAGAATTTTCACCTTTATGTGAAGATTGGTGATGAGACAATTTGTCATAGAATTTTTGACGGAAAATTATATCCACCAAAAGTTCGTTATACAGTGGACGTAAGACCATATTTGAAAGATATCCTTTCAAATCTAACTGACATTTTTTCCAAATACGATTTAAATCACGAATATTGTGGAATCGAGTTGGTGTAACAACTATTTATTAATTCAAGGGGGGACAGAGATATTATGCAGAAAAATTTTGACTATTTAGGAAATACATTCCAGGTTCAATTGTTAAACCAAATTATTGTAGATAAAGAGTTTTCAACAACTATCATGGATGTTTTGGAAACCACATATTTTGATAACAAGTATTTTAAGATCATCGCTCAGATGACTAAAGAATACTATCAAAAATACCAAGCTACACCAACGTTTGATACACTTGAGCAAATAGCAAAGTCTGAAATATCACAGGAGTTGGTAGTTAAGATTGTGTTAGACACTCTTAAACAAATTAAAGATGCTCCGTTCGACGGAAGTGTCTTTGTTCAAGAGAAAGCCTTGAAGTTTTGTAAACAACAAGAACTTCAAAAGGCAATGAAAAAAGCCCAAAAGATTATTGATGAAGGTGACTTTGAATCTTATGACAAAGTTGAAGAACTTGTTAGAGAAGCAATCCAAGTTGGGGAAAGAGACCTTGGGACGGGTGATGTATTTGCCAACTTGGAAGTTGTATTAGATGACGACTTTAGATCCCCAATACCTATCGGTATTAAGGGAATTGATAATCTACTTAAGGGTGGGTTAGCTAAGGGTGAGATTGGGGTAATATTAGCACCAACAGGTGTTGGTAAAACTACTATCTTAAGTAAGATCGCTAATACGGCATTTAATTTGGGATTCAATGTACTTCAAATATTTTTTGAAGACAACCCAAAGATCATTCAAAGAAAACACTTCACAATGTGGACGGGAATCGAACCTGATAATTTGGTTCTACACAAAGAAAAAGTCTTTGAAAAAATTCACGAAATTCAAAACTCAATGAAGAATAAGTTGGTTCTAAAAAAATTACCTTCTGATTCATTAACGATGTTACAAATCAAAAATCAATTAAGAAAAATGATTGCTGATGGTAATAAGTTAGACTTAGTTGTTTTGGATTACATTGATTGCGTAATGCCAGAAAAGTCATACGGTGATGAGTGGAAGAGTGAAGGATCGGTTATGAGACATTTTGAGGCCATGTGTCATGAACTTGGACTTGTTGGATGGACAGCCACACAAGGTAATAGATCTTCAATCTCATCTGAGGTTGTAACTACAGACCAAATGGGTGGA